ACAAGGTACACGATAAAAGCGTTAAGTACGGAATGGATTTACCTTTGGGTTCTTGGGTTGGTAGTGTAAAAGTAAACAACGACCAAATCTGGAATGAGTTTGTAAAGACAGGTAAAGTAAAAGGGTTTAGTATTGAAGGATATTTTGCTGATAAAATGGAACGTCCAAACGACCAAACCATAAAAGATGAATTAGCAGCTATTGAAGAATCCGAAGCCGAATATTTGCTTAGTCAAGTTATAGCGGTTTTAAAAAATAAAGATGTAGAACTAGAAAGCTATTCAGACTATCCAAGTTCAGTGAGTAACAACGCTAAAAGGGGATTAAAACTAAACGAAGCGGTTAATAATAAATGTGCTACACAGGTTGGGAAAGTAAGGGCTCAACAATTAGCACAAGGTAAACCAATAAGCAAAGAAACTATAAAAAGAATGTTTAGCTATTTGTCAAGAGCTGAAGCGTATTACAAGCCAGAAGATACCGAAGCCTGTGGAACTATCTCTTTTTTATTATGGGGTGGCAAATCGGCTAAAACGTGGGCAGAAAGTAAACTTAAACAGTTAGACAATGAGTAGGTTTAAAAAACTATTTACGCCAAGTAAGACAAGTCCTAGAAACGGTCGTAGAGGTTGTTTATGTAGAGATAGGGACGCTTATTCTATTGAGTGTTGCAATGGCGATATAATAAGTCAAGGGATAGGAAGTATTTCAGGCGTAGAAATATTTTTAGCACAAGAAAACGGGGGTTTAATCCTACAAGAAGATAACAGTAAAATCATACCATAATGGCAAATTTAAAAATTAGTGCTTTACCAATAGCGACACCTTTACAAGGTGCTGAAAAAACAGTAGTAGTTCAGGGCGGAATTACCAAACAAAGTACCATTGAAAACATAGTCAACTATATAGTGCCTATTACACTAGTTGTTTCTAGTGGTCAAACAGTAAATTTACAAGATGCGGCTTATGAGAAAGCAGAGTTAATCCGAATGACGTGGGATGGAGCAAACGGTACAATGACTTTAAACCTACCAACGGCAGACCAACACCCAAACAGGGTGATGCGATTTATTTCAAACGGGGGATTTGCGGTTGCAACTAGAGTTGAACTAACACCAACGGGAACAGAATTACTTGATGGCGTGAATGCAGCTTATGTGATTAATAAACCTTATGAAGGAATCCAAGTTTGGAGCGATGGAATCGAGTGGTTTATAATTCAGAAAAAAGGATAATTAAACGAAAATGCAAATTAAATTAATCTAAATTATATATAAGTATGAAATCAAACAAAGTGATTGAACAAATCAAAAATGTTTTAAACCTTAACGAAGAAGTTAAATTAGAACAAATGAAACTTGACAACGGAACGGTAATTGAAGCCGATTCTTTTGATTCAGGTGTTGAAGTGTTTATCGTTACAGAAGATGAAAAAGTAGCTTTACCAATAGGTGAGTACACATTGGAAGACGGTAAATTATTAGTAGTAACTGAGGAAGGTATTATATCTGAAATCAAAGAAGAAGAAGCGGAAGAAGAAGTTGAAGAAACCGAAGAAGAAGAAGTTGAGGTTGAAGCAGCGGAAGAAGAGGTAACTTATGCTACTAAAGAAGAATTGGACGAAGTAAAGTCTTTGGTTGAAGAAATCAAATCTATGCTAGAACCAAAAGAGGATTTAAGCGAAGAAGTAGGAAACCTTTTAACGGAAGAACTTTCTAAGCACGAATTAAGTATTGAGAAAGAATTGGCAGAACCAAGCGCAACGCCAATCGTATCAAATCCAGAAGCTAAAAAAACCATCTCTAAATTTAGTGTTTCTAAAAACAGAAAAAGCACTACTATTGACCGAGTAATGGAAAGACTAAACAATTAATAACAACTAAAAATTAAATAAAATGAGTGTATCATTAACAACAACTTACGCAGGGGAATTCAGTGGCAAATACATTGCTGCTGCATTACTATCTGCCGACACATTGGACAAGGGTTTGATTACCATTATGCCGAATGTAAAGTACAAATCTGTAATTCAAAAAGCTGCAACTGACGACATCGTAAAAGATGCAACTTGTGACTTCCAAACTGACGCAGGAACTTTGACTTTAACAGAAGCAATTCTTGAGCCAAAAGAATTTCAAGTAAACCTTGACATCTGTAAGAAAACGCTTCACGATTCTTGGGAAGCTGAACAAATGGGCTTTAGTGCTTTTGATAATTTAGCTCCAAACTTTGCTGATTTCGTACTTGGTCACGTTGCTTCTAAAGTAGCTGACAGAACTGAAAAAAGTATCTGGTCTGGTGACGATGCGATCGCAGGTCAATTTGATGGGTTCGCAACTTTATTAGATGCTGATACAGGTTTACCCGTAGCACAAGACCTTACAGGTGGAGCGATTACGGCTGCAAATGTAGTGGCTGAATTGGGAGCTGTTGTCGATGCAATTCCAACGGCTGTTTACGGTTCTGACGATTTGTACCTATATGCTGCATCTGATGTGATTAGAGCTTATACAAGAGCTTTGGGCGGTTTTGCTTCACAAGGCGAAGGTGCTAACGGATTTGACAACAAAGGAACAAATCAAGTTTTAGGAAATTTATTCTTTGACGGAATCCAAGTTGTAGCTATTAAAGGAGCAACGGCAGGGACTATCATTGCGGCTGAAAAATCAAACTTATTCTTTGGAACGGGTCTTTTAAATGACTTGAACGAAGTGCGTGTTATTGATATGGCAGAAAATGACGGGTCACAAAATGTACGTGTTGTAATGAGATTTACTTCTGGTGTACAGTATGCACAAGTCACTGATATTGTTTTCAGAAAAACAGTATAATAATTAACTAATCAAATTTAAAGGGGTGGGTTTTCGCCTACCCTTTTTTATTTAAAAAACTTTAAAAATATGGGATGTTTAATTACAAGCGGTCGCAAAGTACCTTGTAAAGCAGCAGTAGGTGGTATTAAGTCCATTCGATTTGCGGATTACGGAACTTTAGGAGACCCAACAATAGTAGCAGGGGAGATTACAGCTTACACAGGTGACCCAGAGTGGTTTTTGTTTGAGGTAAAAGGGAACAGTTCAATGGAAACGGCAATCACTTCAAGCCGTGAAAATGGAACAACTTTCTACGACACTACACTTAATATGACTTTAACTTTTCAAGATAAAGCTACACAAGAAGAATTAAAATTAATCGCTCACGCACGTCCTCACGTAGTTGTAGAAGATTATAACGGTAATTTCTTCTTAGTAGGTCTTGAAAATGGTGGCGATGTCAACGGTGGTACAATCGTAACAGGAGCAGCAATGGGAGATTTAACAGGGTACACTTTAACGGTAAACGCACAGGAAACTGCACCGCCTTACTTTATTGATGCTACAATCGTTCAGAACGGGACTTCATCTACACAAATTGACCCTACTGCATAAGGATTGATTTTTGTTAATAAATTAGGGTTATCTTAACGGATAGCCCTTTTTTTATTCCTACACAATACAAAATATTTGTTTTTTATTTATATATTAATATGAAGTTAATAAGCACAAGTGGAAACACTATATTTAAAATAATCGCTAGAGGTGGTATCGGTGGGAACGTTGATTTAAAATTAACTAGCGAAAGCACCAATGTAACACTAGAGTTTGAAGACGTAGTTTCAGCAAGAAATGGTAATTATACTGATGTTGCTGTTGACTTTGGAACACTTACAGAGGGTGATTTTTACAGATTGGAAGTTTATACGGAGTTTGGGAGTTTAATTTATTTAGATAGAATTTTTTGCACAGACCAATTAATTAACCAAAGTAATAAACAACAATACAGCGTAAACAAAAATAAATATATTAGTGAAGAAAGCTCCGATAATGAGTTTATAATTATATAAAATATGAATGATTTAAGAATAGTAAATTTAAGCACGTACACAACGCCAGATATCGTTGAGAAATCAAACAAAGATTGGGTTTCTTATGGTGCTGATAATAATTATTTCAAGTACTTAATTGACCGATATAATGGCAGCCCAACAAATAACGCTATTATAAACGGAATGTCTGAAATGATTTACGGGCGTGGCTTAGATGCTTTAAACTCAAATAAAAAGCCAGACCAATACGCTAGTATGATTTCTTTACTTCATAAAGATATGGTACGCAAATTGTGTTATGACCTTAAATTAATGGGTCAGTGTTCAATGCAGGTTATTTATTCAAAAGATAGAAAATCTATTGCACAAGTTGAGCATATTCCTGTTGAGAATTTAAGAGCTGAAAAATGTAACGACAAAGGCGAAATTGAAGGGTATTTTTATTCAGACGATTGGTCAAAGGTTAAGAATGTTGACCAAACTACTAGAATCCCTTCATTTGGGAGTAGTAAAGAAAATATAGAGATTATTTACGTTAAACCTTATCGGGCAGGGTATAAGTACTATTCAAGCCCAGATTATGCAGGGGGTTTACAATATGCCGAACTAGAACAAGAGATAAGTAACTACCATTTAAACAATATCTTGAACGGATTAGCTCCGTCAATGTTAATTAACTTTAACAATGGAACACCAAACGCAGAAGAACGACAAGCATTAGAAAACCGTATATATTCTAAATTTAGCGGTTCAAGTAATGCAGGTAAATTCATACTAGCTTTTAATGACAATCCAGAAAGTGCTGCAACCATTGAGCCTATACAACTAAGCGAAGCGCATCAACAGTATCAATTCCTTTCGGATGAAAGCTCAAAAAAGGTAATGGTATCACACAGGGTTGTTTCACCTATGCTGTTAGGTATTAAAGACAATAGCGGTTTAGGTAATAATGCAGAAGAACTAAAAACAGCGAGTACTTTAATGGATAACACCGTTATAAGACCGTTTCAGATGCTTTTAATAGATGCTTTTGATTCTATACTAGCATTTAACCAAATGAGCCTTAAATTATACTTTAAAACGCTTCAACCGTTAGAATTTACAGACTTAGAAAACGTTGAGGATGCAGAAACACGAGAAGAAGAAACAGGGGTTAAATTAAGCGAAGAATTACCAGATGAATTAGGTAGTAGTATTGCTGATGAATTAATTGACTTAGGAGAGAGTGAAGAAGAACTACTAGCCGAATATGATTTAGTAGATGAAAGCGAGGTTGATTATGAATTAAATGATGAACTTGACGAAGTTATAACAGACTTAAACACCGAACCAGAAAAAGAGGAAACTACATTATCTAAAATATGGAATTTTGTAAGTACTGGAACTGCAAAACCAAACGCAAAAAGTACACAAGACGGTAAGTCAAAACAAGATAGTCAAAAAGGCGTTGAGTTTTTAGTACGTTATAGCTATGCAC